CCATCTGCTACTAAAACTTTTGTAGATGAAATTTTTGTATTATCTGTATTTCTTGCAAAGACTGTTCGTAGACTCAGAAAATCTGTGTCTATTGATTTCGTCGCTGCTGCCATCTATCGCATACTACTATTTTATATTTATCAACCAGGACCAGGACCGCCGCCACCACCACCATCAACAGGTGGACATTCAATCGTCGCTTGTCCCTTTAACAGTGTAAAGAACAATGAGTTGATTGGAGACATATAGATTGAGGCATTACTACTAAAAGTAGTAGCTGTATTTCCACCAATATTACTTAAATAGTGGACAAGATCATAGTTGTATGTATAGTTTGATTGAACAAAACTTCTATTTATGTCGAATGTAATCATTTTACTATATAAGTTTGATACACCATAAAAACCATATAAAGAATCTGAATATGTTGCTGATGTCATAATATTAGCTGGATCTGTTTTACAAAGAAGATAACTTGTCATTTGATAGATTCCATTATTTGATGAAGCAGTCGTTCCTTCAAGAAATACATTTATATTTGCATCAAATGAAAGCATGGATGTGCTATTAATAAAAGATGAAAAGCAATCAAAGTTTACTGTTGCTGTACTAAAATACAAGTTACTATCAGTCTCATAGTTTTGCATCAATATAGCTTCTGTATTTCCTGTATACGCAATTGAAGAACGAATATTTATTAATGATTTTTGAAGTGCATTAAATGAACTTACGAGTGTTGCTGTGCTTATATAACCCATTGAACCAAGATTATCAATTGTTGATTTTAAGTTCGGACTTGAGATTAAGTTGTATGTAAATAAAGCATTGAAGCTTGATGTTAGAGCATCATTAAACTGCGATGTTGAAAGGTAGCCTGCCGTGCCCAATCCTTGAATCGACGATTGTATGATTGTGTTAAGACCAGCTGAACTTATATAATAGTTTCCAAATCCATCATAAAGTCCCTGTGTAGTTGACTGAAGTGAAAGAGTTGATATATAACCAAGTGTACCTAGACTATTTATAAGACCCTGTGTTGTTGATTGAATCGATACAGCAAGTGTAGAACTTGATATATAGTCAAAGGATCCTAAGTTATTATTAATGCCTGTTACTGTCGATTGTAAAATATTATTTGTATAAGATGTTGATATGTATCCAAGTGTACCCAAACCCGCAACTGTTGATGTTAGTTGCGCTGTTGATATATAACCTATTGTTCCAAGACCCTGGGTTGTTGATGTAAGTTGTGTTGTCGAAATATAACCGATAGTTCCTAGACCCTGGGTTGTCGATGTAAGTTGTGTGCTTGAGACATATCCGAGTGTTCCTAATCCCAATACAGTGCTAAATGTCGATAAAAGATTTCCTTCATTTTGTGCAGATAATTCAGTATTTGTGCTAATAATACGACTGTTTGTTGTCGTACTTAATGTACTAATATCACTCTGATCATATGTAATAGATCCAACACTAAAGTTTGTAAGACTTCCATCATACACATAAATAGTTGAAATTCCACTTAAATAAAGAGTTGTTGAAATCTGATTTAAGATTCCAGTAGCTGAACTAAGGTAATCGGTATATGACATATAGTTCGTTGAAAACGAAGAAATCGATACCTGAAAGTTCCCTGTTACAGTATTTAACTGATCAATTGTCGCGCGCGTATTAATCAAACTGTTCAAAAAATCAAATCGTCCACCAAAATATGTAGATACTCCAAAAATAGATGAATTAACCGTTGACACATTTGAAAATGATAGTGTTGAAAGACTGATTGCGCCAGTTGAAAAATTTGGAACAGTTACAAACCCAGAAGAAATCGTACTGATCAGCCGATTATAAACAGAAAAGGTTTCACCACTCAAGGCTAAATACCCAGCAGCTGTAAAACTACTTACAGTAAAAAAGACCTGATTTGTTGAATAGTTCGTGCTTAAAATAAGATCATTGACACCTGCAAATGTAATCTGCGTTGACTGCGAATCAGCAAATAATGTGGTTTTAGGATATGCCGATAAGTTTGTTTGTATAGTACTAACTGTTGGAATGATTACAAACTTATTAAATCCGTAATAACCGGTACTTATCGTCTGTGTCATAGGACCATCTATAAAAACAGTATTCGTGTCAGAATCTGTTCGAAGTTGAATATAGGCATTTTCTGCTGTGGCAAATTTTACAGTCTGTGTCAATATGCCATTGGAAAATGATTTTAATGAATCAGCTCCACTAATATCAATCTGATTAAACGCTTTTGCGTATATAAATGTCTCATTCGAACCAGGATTTCCATTTACCATGCCTATGCCCTGCCCTGCAAACAAGCGAAAGGTATTGAAAGATACATCAGCCGTATATGTGCCACCTGTCGTGATGATTTGATTAAAAGATGGATTTGTCCCAAATGACGATGGTATTGACCAACCTGTTCCACCTGAACCATCGGCAACTAATGCACGAAGTGCTGGAATATTTAGGTTATTTGAATACTTTGCATACACAGTTCGCAAAGTAATAAAATCTGTATCATATGTTCTGCGGCTTGATGCCATTCTCTTCTAGATCCTTAGATTTACGGTAGATTTTGAACCGAGATAAAAATGGAGTTTGTAGAACTATAGTTTACAGTTATACTACTTGCCTTTAAACCTGGATCTAAGTTGATGGTAAGAGCTTGAGGCATGTAATGATAAAGTATATAGTTACTTGACCATGAACCACTGATTGCTGATCCAGGAATCTGAAGTCTTATTTGTTGTTGAAAATAGTTTGAAAAACCTGATGTTTTACTATTTGCTATTAAAAATGATGTATTTACATATTGTAATAAGTTGGAATTATTTGCACTCGGAGCAAGAGACCCATACTGTAAAAATGTACTAATCGGTGTAACGAGTGAACGAGTTGACATCGTATTTAGCTCATTGAATGCAAATGTCGGAAATACATCTAAGTTAATACGACTATTTGCATTCATAAAACTTGACATTGTATTAAATGGAACAACACATGTTGAAAACATCATATCTGTACCTGTAGCTGGATTTGGAAGAACTGTACCTGACATTGTTCCATTTGTTCCAGAATATGTAACCGATGACTGTAAAAATGTACTTAAATATATAATACTACCTGCCATATTTGCAACATTTATTGTACCTCCCTGTATTATTAAGTTTCCTGCTCTATCTACTGTAATGGTTGTGCCACCCAAAATCATATCTGTAAGTGTTTTTGTTGTACTTTGAAGTGAAAGGGTTGATACATATCCATTAATGCCGCCTGAGCCAAGACCCGCAACAGTCGATGTGAGTGCTGTTTTAAATGTTATTGAAGATATATATCCATTATTGCCACCTGAACCGAGACCTGCAACTGTTGATGCCAATGCAGTATTTAATGTACCCACTGCAATACCGCTTGTTGCTGTTGTAAGGATTCCTATTGTTGTACTTGTAAGGGCTCCTGTACTTACATAACGCTCCGAATCAAATATATAAGATGTTGTACTTGTAAGGGCAAGATCTAATGTAGGCGTTGATACATAGTTGCCAGATGTACCTACATTATTCAAAGCATTTGTAACATAATCTACTAGATAAGATGTTGATACATATCCTTGAGTTCCTAAGCCTGCTACTTTTGTATTTAAAGTAAGAGTCAATGTTGGAACTGACACATAGTTGCCTGAGGTTCCTGCATTCGCCACAGCACTTGTAACATAGTTTGCCATAAAAGAAGTTGAAACATAACCAGCAGAACCGAGACCTTGAACTGTGCTTGTCAAGGATGAACGAAGTGCAGCAGTTGAAACGTAACCGGCATTACCTAGACCTTGAACTGTGCTTGTTAATGACGAACGAAATGCACTAGTTGAAATATAACCGGAATTACCTAGACCTAGAACTGTACTTGTTAAACTAGCATCTAACTGACCGATTTGTAGTGCAAAATCAGCACTATCTAATATACCTTGAACTGTACTTGTAAGCGCTCCTGTGCTCACATAACGTGAAGGATTAAGTATATATATTGATGATGTATACGCAGCATTTGCAGTATTTGTAGTTATTGCAAGTGTCTGTGCAGATACATATCCCACTGTTCCAAGACCTTCTATAGAACTTCTAAGTGCACTATTCAAATACGATGTTGATACATAGTTAAGTGCACCTAGACCCTCAACTGTGCTTACAAGTGCTGCATTCAAATACGATGTTGATACATAGTTGATTGTTCCTAGACCTTTTAAGGAACTTGTAAGTGCTGTGTTCAAATAGGATGTCGATACGTACCTAATAGATCCTAATCCAGCAACTGTACTTACAAGATTTGGTAATGAAATACCACCAAAAATAATTGGATCTATCCATGAGATTCCACCAGCACCGTCCGTAGTCATAACATAATTCGTTGATATTGGAAGATTTGTATCTGGATTTAATGCAAAAAGGCTTCTTAAAATTAAAAGATCTGTATCATATGAACGATTATTTTGTATATAAGGATCCATCTTCTATATGCTCTTCTTTAGTTTTTTATTTTTTTTTTTATTTTTATGCGTATGAAGCGTAATCATATATCTTTTCCTCTGGTAGTATGACAGGCGGTGGTGGCTTATTACAACTTATCGCAATGGGAAAGCAGGACGTTTTTCTCAGTGGAAATCCTCAAATTACCTGGTTCAAAATGGTATATCGGCGGTATACAAATTTTGCTGTAGAAAGTCAGCCTATGTATTTCGATGGTGACCCCGATTTTGGTAAACGACTCTCCTGTCTTGTACCTCGTCGCGGAGATCTACTCGGTCCCGTCTTCCTTGAAGTTACTCTACCTGCTATTTACCTTTCATCAAATGGTTCAGCAACATCCTATGTGAATGCAATAGGTCATGCACTTATACAGGAAATCAGTATCGAAGTTGGTGAACAGGAAATTGATAAACAAACAGGCGAGTGGATGGAAATTTGGTCGAATCTTACAACGACTAGTGAAAAGAAAGCTGGATTTTACGATATGATTGGAAAAGTTGATGGATATGTTCCACCCACAGGAACACTACCCGGTCCTCTAAAACTCTATATTCCCCTTCAGTTCTGGTTCAACAAAAACCCTGGTTTATATTTACCACTTCTGGCACTCCAATATCATCCTGTTCGTATTAACATAACACTAAGACCGCTACAGCAACTCTTTTACAGTGGTGAGCTTATAATTAATTGTGATACAACAACCGTGAACCCTGCAAAAATAACATCATTGATGTTATATGGCGATTATGTGTATCTAGATGTAGAAGAAAGGCGTCGTTTTGTAAGCACATCACACGAATATCTTATTGAGCAAGTACAATATACATCAGCACTTGGTATTCCTGCTACAGTAACGAGTGTTCCCCTTCGCCTCGAGTTCAATCACCCAATCCGAGAACTCATTTGGGTAATAAAGCGCGATTTAATGGATACCAATCACGAATATTTTAACTACAGTAGCTTATCAATCAGTGAAACTGGTGTGAGAACTGATATGTTATCGACTGCCTTATTGCAACTTGAT